CTTGATGTCCTCGGGCACGATAGGATAAGGCTTGACCTTCCTGACAGTCGCCGTGTCATAGGCGCAGTCCCAGATGCACTGAGGCAAGTGAGGGCAATCGATGCGGCCCGTGTCGCAGTAGCGTTTTGTCATTTTGTCCTCGCTTTCAGCATGGCGTCGGCTTGTGCGTATGCAAAATTTGCGATCTCATTTGGCATGTACTTCCAATCAGCCACCTCCAAAATCAAAGCCTCCATCGCCTTGGCCGCAAAGTAGTCGCGCAGGGTCATGCCTACATTGCAGCAGTCTCTGTCCAGCGGAAACGCTGGTCCGCCTGTTTCGTCAATCATGCCGTCACCTCCGCAGCGGGTGCCAGGTACGCCTTGAGGCGCTTGACGCGGTTCTTGTTGTAGGTCACCAGCGCCTGCGCGTACTCGACGCCAGTCTCGGCCCGCAGCAGGGCGTGTTCGGCTTCGGCCAGTTCGGCGGCAATGGCTTGGGCTGGCGTCAATCGTTTGAACAGTTCCTTAAACATGCTTTGCCTCCTGTAGTAATTCAATCCGTTCGCGGCTCACCCGCAGTGTGTTGTAGCGCTGATGCAGGCGCTGCAAGACCGATACGCGGCGCTGGTTCTTGCGCTCCTCCATCAGCATCTCCAGCACCCGCGTCTCATCCAAGGTTCGCAGTTCTGCGTTAAGGCTTCGCCATGTAGTTGTCAATTTTGTTCTCCAATCGAATGATAATTTTTGTCAGTCTGACGACAGTTCGTATCGCCGCGTTTGCTTCCCTGTCCCGTATCCTCAACTCAGCCCGCGCCGCCTTTAGCTGCGCCTTCCATAAATCAATCCGTCTCATTTCAAAGCCTCCAATGCAATGTCCGACAATGCGCGCTTGTCATGTAGCGCGCCCCAAATCTTCTCGTCAACCGTCTTGTGCGTCAGCATGATGTACACCCACACGTCGTTTTTCTGGCCGCTGCGGTGCAGCCGACCAACAGCTTGTTCGTAATCCGTAAAACTCCAAGGCAACGACAAAAAAACCATGCGGCAGCCGCCGTCTTGTAAGTTAAGTCCAAACTGCGCGCTTTTAGGGTGCGCTACTAACAGTTCAATTTCGCCGTTGTTCCATCGTTCAATAGCGCGGTCATCATCAAGCGTTTGGAGATATGGGTGCCTGCGACGCAACTCCGCAAGCTCCTCCGTATAGTTGTAAAAAACGATGGTGTTGGCGCGCTGGTTCTCGGTTAACAAGTCTTCCAGCCGGTCAAACTTATGGCCGGACGACCAGAGCGGACCGTTGTCGGTGTACAGGAACCCGCTAGCCATCTGTTGCAGCTTCTGCGTCACCACAGCCGCGTTGACGGCCACGACGCGGGCGTCTGGAAACTCCAGCACGAACTCTTTCTTGAGCGTGTTGTAGTCGGTCATGTCCATGTCGCAGCGCAACTCGACTGTGTGCAGCGGCGGCAGCTTGTCCTTGTAGTCGCCTGGCTCCAGCAGGAAGGTGGCCGGCTTGATGCGCTCCATCACCTGCGCCAGTGAGCCATGTCGTGGTGCCCAGTCGCCGTACTCTTTGTTTATCAGGATGAAGTACTGCTGCTGGAACGCGCCTTTGCTGCGGCCCAGTAGCGACTGGTCAACAATCTTGCACTGGCCGAACACGTCTTCCAAGCCGTTGCTGGTGAACGAGCCGGTCAAGCCCCAGCGAATGTTAATCTTGTCGATGACTTTGTTCAACGCCTTGAACCGCGCGCCCGATGGGTTCTTCAGCTTGGTCAACTCGTCGTAAACGATGCCGTCAATGTGCGCCAGGTTCTGCGTCGCCAGCCACTGGATGTTGTCGTAGTTGGTCACGATGATCTGCGCGCCGCCGCCGAGCGCTGCCGCCCGCTGCGCTGGCGTGCCGACGGCCACGGCCAACGTGCAGCCAAGTGCCCACTTCGGCTGCTCGACCGGCCACACATCGGTGCAGACGCGCTTGGGGGCCAGCACTAAGAAGCGCTTGACCACGCCGTCAGCCAGCATCGCCTGCATGGCCGTCAGCGTAATCGCTGTCTTGCCTGCGCCCACGGGTGCCAAGATCATGGCGCGGTCGTGTTCGTACAGAAAGTCAGCCGCTGTCTCTTGGTATGGCCTAAGCGATAGCGTCATTGCAGCCCCCAACAACAATGTAGTAGGTCTTGGGCGCTTTGGGGTACTGCGCTATCAATGGGTACGCTAGTTTTGAAATCATGTGTTTGCGCTGGTGCTTGTTTCCGTTGAAGTAAAAATACCGATGCTTGGGCGAAGGCTTGACCGTTTGCACATTGTTTTCTTTGGCCCACACAGATGGGTTAGTCACGCCAAACTGATCGCGTATCGTCATGGGGTGCAGCGCTTTGCCGTTGACCATGTACAGCTTGTCATGCGATGTTGTTGCGCCCGTGTACAGCCAATTGGATGCCTGATAGACGATGCCGACATGCCCCAGCGCGCTGTCCGCGTAACTGATCACGGCTGACGGTTGTTCGTTCAACAACTTTAACGAGTCGGCTATCAGCATGGACGCGCAGTTTTTGTTGCCGCCGTCTATGACTAAGCGCGTCAGTTCGTACAACCGAAAATCACGGCCCGTAAAGGCGTGTTTTTGAATCGGCGCTGACGGCTGACCGTAGCAGACAACGCCCATCAGCTTGTCGTCTTCGTACAGACCAAACGCCTCCCAAAATACGCCAAGCGTTTTTCGGTAGTGCATGGCCTCAACGACAGCTTTAGCTGTCTGCTTGTCAATTCTTTTTGTTGTGTAGTTCATTGAGCCACTCATCAATCTGATCCTTGTTCCACAAGCAAGCGTAGTTCTGCTTCATGCGGTGCATGTCCGACATGAAGACCTTCTGCAACGCGGACAGCCGACCGCCTTCGGTCTTGACCTCGACGAACCATGTCTGGCCGTCAGGTAAGCACACGATGCGGTCAGCCACGCCGCGATGCGCGGGACTGGTAAATTTGTAAGCCACACCGCCAAGCGCTTTGACGCGATCAACGAGGTAGCGTTCGATTTGTTTTTCAAGCATGGCCCGCATCATACATGTAAAAAACATTTGCACAAGCATTTATTTTGGTGTACACTGAACGCCTCATCAACTAAATTGGAGTACAGACATGAAAGTCAAGACCACCGTTCACATTCATTACAATCAATTCTCATGGCAAAACGACGGCGATTACACCGTCTACTCGTGCAAGCTGGAAGACAACCAGTCCCGCACCTACGTTTGTGAGCAAGAGATCGAGATTGAAGTCCCTGACGACTACGATCCACGCGCACAAAAGATCGCAGCCTTGGAAAAGCACAAGCAAAAAGTCATGGCCGACTTCCAAAAGACCGTGACTGAAATCAACGAGCGCATCAGCAAACTGCAAGCCTTGGAGTACACAGATGCAGCACAGTAACATCGTCGGTGGCTCGTCAGCCAAGCGCGTGATGGCCTGCCCAGGCTCAGTGGCCTTGGTGCAGAAGATGCCGCCCAAACCCAGCAACAGCCACGCTGACCAAGGCACGCTGCTACACAACGCCATCAGCGCCATCTTGGAAGATCAAAGCGTTGACGTGATCGGCACGCAATACAAAGACCAAGTACTGACGCAAGACCTTTACGACGAGAAGATCATGGTGGGCCTGTCGTTGCTTGACGAAGTAGACCCTGAAAAAACAATGGAGTACGAAGTCGAGACGCGTGTCGGCTTTGGTGATCTGCTGCCTGGTGTCTTTGGCTCGACCGACCTGATGGGTCGCATCGGCAGCAAGGCGATCATTTTGGATTGGAAGTTTGGCACTGGCGTTGCCGTGTCGGCTGAAGAAAACGAACAACTGATGTTCTACGCGGCTGCTGCTATGCGTACCCCCGAGGCGCAGTGGGTGTTTGATGGCGCAACAGAGATCGAACTCATCATCATCCAGCCGCCAGAGATCAAACGCTGGACGACCACCCGCGCCCGTATCGAACAGTTTGAGCGTGATCTGGTCAAGGCGGTCACCGCAGCCGGTCTGGCTGATGCGCCCCTGAAGAACGGCGACCACTGCCGCTGGTGCAACGCCAAGCCGGTGTGCCCGATAATGACCGGCGCTGTTGACCGCGCAGTGGCGCTCAAGATGGATAAGATTGACGTTGACAAGCTGGGCGCGTATCTACACAATGCAGACCTCTTGGAAGCGTGGATCAAAGACCTTCGCGCGCTGGCCGAGGAGATGATGAAGAAGGGCAAGCCCGTTACGGGCTGGAAGATGGTGCCCAAGCGGGCGACAAGATCGTGGGTGAAGGAGGAGGACGCCAAAGCGGCGCTGCTCCAGCACCTCAAAGAATCTGAAGTGATCGAGACGAAGTTGGTCAGTCCGGCTGCTGCCGAGAAGCTGCTTAAAGCGCAGAAGCTCAAGCTGCCGGACGGGCTGACAGTAGCGATCAGTTCAGGTAACACAATTGCACCGGAGAGCGATCCCCGACCAGCAGTTGTGCTCATCGGGCAGCAGTTAAATGCGGCCCTTTCTAAAATCATGTAAAGGTAAATTATGTTGACCGTTTTCAAATCCGCTGGTCTGCCAGCAGTCGCTTCTCTTGCTACTTCCCTTCGTTCTATTGCCACTGATGTTGGCCCTGCTGGCGTTGTCATCCTCAAGATGGACAAGACCGGCCACTGGGTGTTCGGCGCTGATCAGACCGAAGTCGAAGATGACGCAACATGGGCCATCAACCCGTTCTCGTTTGTTCACGGCTTCATCGCCTGGGGCGACGGCGAAGTGTTGGGCGAGAAGATGGCCAGTGTCAGCCAGCCCCTGCCAGAACTTGAAGTGGCCCCCGCCGCTGCCAAGCGCGGCTGGGAGACTCAGGTGGGCATGAGCCTGAAGTGCCTGACTGGCGAAGACAAGGGCATGGAAGCGCGCTTCACCACCACCTCGGTGGGCGGCAAGCGTGCGGTGCAGGCTCTGGCTGTGGCCTTGGCCGAGCAGGTCGAGAAAGACCAGACCAAGCCAGTGCCGGTGATCAAGCTGAAGAAGGACCACTACGCACACAAGAGCTACGGCAAGATTTACACGCCTGTGTTCAATGTGATCGAGTGGGTCGGCATGGATGCCGAAACAGAATCGACGCCTGAAAGTGCGTTGGCTGCTGCTGTAGCCGCTGAAGAAGCGCCAGCCGCAGGACGCCGCCGCCGCGCAGCGTAAGCCTTTCCTGATGCCCATTCGCAAGAGTGGGCATTGGAAAATGCTCTACCTCGACTTTGAAACCCGCAGCCGCTGTGACCTTAAAAAGCACGGCGTTTACAACTACGCTCAAGACGCCTCGACCGAGGTGCTGTGCATGTCCTACGCCTTCGGCGATGGTGACGTGCAGACGTGGCTACCCGCCACAGAATTCCCATCTGCTGTCCGCAATCATACCGGCCTGATCTACGCCCACAACGCAGCGTTTGAGCGCCTGATCTTTTGGTATGTCCTACAGATCGACTTCAAGCTGGGGCAGTTCTACTGCACCGCAGCGCAGGCGCGGTCCAACTGCGCGCCTGGCAGCCTTGAGGATGTGGGCCGGTTCGCCAGCGCCAGCATGAAGAAGGACCACCGTGGCGCTCAACTGATCCGGCTGCTGTCGATCCCACAGGCCGATGGCGAATTCCGTGAGGACGCCGGCCTGATGGCCGAGATGGTGGCCTACTGCGAACAGGACGTGCGGGCCATGCGAGCCGTCAGCCAGGCCATGCGCCCGCTATCGTCTGATGAGCTACTGGACTACCACGTCAATGAGCGCATCAACGACCGTGGCGTGCTGGTGGACGCCCCGCTGTGCCGCGCTGCTGTTGAGTACGCCGCCGACGAGACCATCGAGATTCAGCAGATCGTGCATGAAGTCACCGAGGGCGCTATCACCAGCGTTCGCTCGCCTAAGATGCGCGAGTGGGTCTTGGAGCGCGTCGGGCCAGAGGCCAAGAAACTGATGTGGACCGGCGAAAAGTATTCGATTGATAAAACTGTGCGGGCAAACCTGCTTGCGATGGAGAACCACGATGAGATTCCGGCCCATGTTGCGGACGTTATTCAATGCGCCAGCGATTTATGGTCGTCTTCGGTTGCGAAATTTAGCCGGCTTGCCAGTCTGGCAGATGAAGAAGACCATCGAATTAGAGGTGCCTTTGTTTTTGCTGGCGGCAGTGCAACAGGGCGAGCTTCATCCTACGGCGCTCAAATCCATAATCTCCCGCGTAAAAGCGCTAAAGACCCCGAGGCCATCCGCACAGCAATGGTTCGAGGCCATGAGGTTTTGCCTAAGTACGGAACAAAAATAAATACGGTATTGAAGGAAATGTTACGCCCCGCGCTTATAGCGCCCAAGGGGTCTGTGTTTATTGACTACGATTGGTCTGCAATCGAAGCGCGTGTGTTGCCTTGGTTAAGTGAGCAAGGCGAAAACACATTGGACGTTTTTAGGCGTGGCGAAGATATGTACATCGCCACTGCGCGCGCCATGTTTAACGTGTTAGAAGTTACGCCAGACCAACGTCAACAGGCCAAGGTCGCCGTTTTAGCTTGTGGTTTTGGCGGCGGTGTCGGCGCGTTTGCGGCTATGGCGCGTATTTACGGGCTGTCAATGCCAGAGACAGAAGCGCAGCGAATGGTCAACTTGTGGCGCCGCGCGAATCTTTGGGCGCAGCCGATGTGGCGGCGCGCCGAAGATACTTACCGCCGCGCTATGCGAAACCCAGGTGCTGAATTTACAGCCAATCGAGTGACGTACATGTACGACAAAATGCACTTATGGTACGCGTTGCCTTCCGGTCGTGTGTTGTGTTACCCGCACGCTAAATTTGACGAGGACGGCGAAATCTCATACGCAAAAGCCGCGTGGAAACCTGCCGCTGATGCTAAAGAATGGCCTCGCGCTAAACTTTGGTATGGCGTAGCTGTTGAGAACATAACGCAAGCAGTAGCGCACGATGTGTTAAGACATTCAATGCGGGCGATGGACGCCGAAGGCATTAACGTAGTGGCGCACATTCACGATCAAGTTGTTGCGGAATGTTTTGCTTGCAATGCGGACGATGTTGGGCGTAGAATGGTGGAAATTATGACAACACCACCTGCATGGGCTGACGGGCTTCCGTTAGCAGTAGACGGCGGTGCATCCGAAAGATTTGCATGAGAACTTTAACGCTTGATAAAAAACGGTTAAAAGAGGTTGTTTGGTATGACAAAAAAACAGGTCTGTTTTACTGGAAAGTGTCAACTGGCAAAGCTAGCCGTGGAGGTATAGCGGGGCACACTGATAGCCACGGCTACACTAAGATAAGCATTGATGGCATTAAATATTTTGCCCATCGATTAGCGTGGTTTTACGTGCATGGCGTGTGGCCTTTACAAAATATTGACCACATAGACAGATGCAAAAGCAACAATAAATTATCTAATTTGCGCGATGTAAGTCAGTCTTTAAATGGGCTGAACGGGCCGCTACGTGTAAATAACCGCAGTGGGTACACTGGCGTGTCTTACGACCCAAGGCGCCGCAATTGGGTCGCGTACGTAACGCGAGGGAGGCAAAAAAAACACCTTGGCACTTTTGAAACTTGTCATCAAGCAGGTGCCGCTCGCGCAGAATATGTCACAACTGCTTTCAGCAACTGAAAGCGCTATTCGTAAAAAAGCCCCCGTGGATTAGACGGGGGCTAACTCAACTTCAAGGAGAGAACAACATGTTGGATTTTATAGCATCTTTGGCCCCCGAGGGCGAAACCGCCCTGATAGTCAAGCAAAAACCGAAATTAAAAGACGGGGTGTTGGATTTTCACGCCGACGGCGCTATCAAGGCCACCTGGCCGGCGTTCCTGCCCGACCACAAGATCAAGGCCGGCGAGTCGTGGTACGGCAACACTGCCAGCTACATCATTGAGCGCTTCAAGGACGGCCACCCGTCGGCCAGCGCCGCCAACTGCGAATATGTGCTGGTGCTGGTGCTGGACGATGTGGGCGACCCCATCAAAGCGCCTAGCCTGCCCCCCATCGCGCCGACATGGAAGATCGAAACGTCCAAAGGCTCGTTTCAGTGGGGCTACGCTTTTAGCGTGCAACCCACTAAGGGCGAGTACGCCGCCGCCATCAGGGCGATGGCTGACGCCGGCTATACAGACCCAGGCGCGTGCAACCCCGTTCGCAATTTCCGTCTGCCTGGCTCGGTCAACTTGAAGCCTGGCCGCGATAACTTCGCTGCCGTGCTGACCGAGTTTCACC